CCAGGTACATCGTACAACTTATATACTGCAGGGCTAGATCCATATGCAACAGATGAAGCTAATTATTCTGAGTCTTTGGGCTCACTCTTTATCTTTAAAAGGTATGCTATTGGAGAAGAAACCCATGATCTTCCAGTTGCAGAGTATACAGGTAGGCCACAAAATTTCAAAGAGTTTTATGACCAGTGCATCCTACTAATAGAGTACTATAACGCAAGTTGTCTATATGAGAATAACATCAACAATTTCAAAACTCACTGTGAGAACAAACATAAGTTACATCTATTATCCAGAACGCCTAGTATTGTCAAGGCTGCTTCTAACCAACACTCAAACACCTATGGTATCAGAGTCGTCGGCAATTCATATTCCTCTGTTAAGAATGAACTCATTACCTATGTAAATAACTGGTTAAGAGAGGAGTATGAGGATGGTAAGAGTAATGTATATAAGATAAAGAGTGTAGGCTTGCTACAAGAACTTATTACTTATAATAGTAGAGGTAACTTTGATAGATTTATATCTTTCTCTTTATCCCTTATTAGAAGTATTGAGTTGACTAGGATACAGCCTGCTTTTAAAGACTCGTATAAGAGGAATGGCAGAGATTTTTTCTCTTCTAAATTATTTAGTAACTAATGATTCCACCTCTTCCAGAACAACGAGTACCTCAGAAAACTAAGGAAACCCTAGATTGGCAAAAGAAATGTATTATTGCCCTTGTAGGGAGAGCATACTCCAATCTCTCAGGAAGCAGGACTTCTAGAGAGGCTAAACAAATTAATTATGATCTCTTTAACTCTATTGTCAACATTGAGGACTTTAGCTATGTCACTAAGCCTTATGGTGTTGATATACATGATAGCATTGGTAATCTTCCTGCTAACTTTCAGGACTATAATATTGTGCGCTCCTCAGTTCTTCAACTGGTTGGAGAAGAACTTAAGAGACCATTTACCTATAAAGTTGTCTCCACAGCTGGAGAAGGCTTTAACCAATACCTCCAAGACAAGAAAGAAGCTTTAGAGTATTCCTATCTTGCAATCCTTAAGAATGCTCTTGGAGAAAAGGTAGAATCAGAAACTCCAAAAGAGGTAGAAGAGTACTTCACTAACTCTTATACAAATAATGTAGAGATTACTGCTAATAAATTACTACAACATCTTGAGAAATCCTTAAAGCTTAAAAATCACTTTATTAGAGGTTTCCAGAATGCACTTACTTGTGCAGAGGAAGTATATTATGCAGGTATCTTTAACAATGAGCCTGTCTTAATTCCTTGGAACCCAATCCACTTTGAGTGTGATAAGAACCAGGACTCACTCTTTATTGAGGATTGTGATTGGGCAGTAGGTAGAATGTGGTTAGATAGAGGACAAATACTAGATTGGTTTGGAGACAGACTAACAGATAAAGATAAAGAAAACTTAAGAAGTGCAGAAATATTCAACGCTACAGCATCATATGGACAATCTCCAGAAGTCATTACAACAACCTACCCACACTACAACTACACAGGTACCAAAATTCTCATGCAACTTGTCACATGGAAAAGTGAGAAAAAAATTGGGACTGCAACTTACCTTGATCAATTTGGACAGGTACAAAAGAAAGTTGTTGATGAGAGTTTTAAGATTCCTGAAGAACTTAAAGGGGAAATCACAGTTGAGTGGAACTGGATTCCAAGAACATGGATTGGAGTGCAAGTTGGGCCAACAATCTTCTTTGCTTACGAGAGTCCCTATCAATTCAACACAGTGGATAACCCATACAAGTGTAAACTTCCATTCATTGGTAGAATATTCAACAACATCAACAGCAAACCAACCTCACTTGTTGATCTCATTAAGCCCTATCAATACCTCTACAACATTATCTGGTACAGACTAGAACTGGAATTTGCTAAGGCTAAGGGTAAGAAGTTTGTAATGGATATTGCTCAAATCCCAAAGAGTAAGGGATGGACAGTAGAGCAGTGGATGTATTACTTTGATACTCTGGGTATTGCATTTGTAAACTCAGCTGAGGAAGGTAGAGAAGGAGATCCAAGCTCTGTATCAAAATTCAATCAGTTTACTGGGATAGATATGACTCTAAGTAACTCTATTCAGGGTTATTTCTCAATGCTTAATAAGATTGAGGAAGCAGTAGAGAATATTACTGGTATTTCTAGACAGAGAAAAGGACAAGTTAATACCTCAGAAACTGTAGGAGGTGTAGAACGCTCTATAGTACAGAGTAATGCCTTAACTGAGATATACTTCCATGAACACTCTATGGTTAAGGAGAAAGTCTTAGAACATCTTTTAGAGATAGCTAAGATTGCATATGCAACTAGTGAGCATGGTAAACTTGTTTTTGATGAGTTCTCTAGAAATATCTTAAATACCAAGTCTCTCATTAATACAGACTTTGGTTTATATGTTTCTGATAGTATCAAGGATAATGCAATCCTAGAACAACTTAAAGGACTTGCTAAAGAAGGTATTGCTTCTGGAACTCTGCAATTCTCTAACTTTGTTACTCTCCTCAAATCTAACTCTATTGCTGAGGTAGAATCCTCTATTAAACAATCTGAGGAAAGAAAGATGAAGATGCAAGAACAACAATCTCAAGTTCAACAACAGCAAATTGAGAGTACTGAGAGAATTGCTAGAGAGAAGATGGATAGAGATGAAGCTCAGAAACAACTTGATAGAGAAGCTAGACTTAGAGAAGCTGAGATTAGAGCTCTTGGAAGTATTGGTATGAGTAATCCAGACATTAATCAAAATGCTATTCCTGATGTAATGGAAGCTACTAAACTTTCTTTACAGCAATCTAAGCAGCAATTTGAGCAGGTTGAGAAGCAGCAAAAGATGGAACTTGAGAAATCTAAGATGCAGATACAACAAGAAATGCAAGTTAGAGAGAATGCTCAACAAGATAGAGTTCATGCTGATAATATGAGATTAGAGCAACAAAAACTTGCACTTAAGAAAGAAGAGATTGCAGTTAAGAAGAAAGCTCTTAAGTATAAACCAAAAAGTAAATAGCGTATAAAAAATAAAAATATATAAACATGGCAAAATCAAGTAATACCCCTAAGCAAGAAGTTAAGTTTGAGATTTCTCCTGTAACATTTAGTGAAGAAGTAACTTCTGCAGCTACTGTAAACAATACTCCAGTTATAGAAGAAAAAAAAGAGGAAGTTGTAACTCCTGTAGTAGAAGTTAAACCTACTGTTAATAAGGAAGAAATTGTATCTAAACTTGCAGAATTGGCTTCTATCTTTAGACAACTTTATGGAGAACAATTGAATCCTGTATTTGCAGAAATTCATAAGTCTCTCTCTAATGCACAATATAAGATTATGCAAAACCTTTAATAAATATGGCAAAGATTAAGAAATATCAAGATGCTGCAAATTCTTTAAAGTTAGGTACTACTTATGGTAGTACTGGTGGATGGAATTATGGATTTGGGCAAGATAACTCAGGAATGGTAAATCCTGGAAATCAAGCACTTCAACAATATACTACTACATCTTCTAGTAGTATTCCTACTGGAGCATTGCCTACCAGCGGTAATATTTCTCAAGTTGCCTATAATACTACTTCAAAAGTTAAACCTAAAGGTATGGGATTTAAAGGATTTATGGGTAAATACGGTGGTGCCATTAGTTCAGCTGCTAGTGCTTTAGCTCCTCTTCTTATGAAAAAGCCAGACCCTAATGAGAGGCCATATAAAAAAGGAACTGATATGATTAAAAGTAAAAAAAGAAATTTAATTAAATATCAAGGTGGTACAAATGCTACTGATATTATTGGACCAGGTCCTATGGATAAACTTAAAGAGTTTACTCCTGAACAAATAGCTAGTTTTAATGCTTATGAAAATAAGAGAGATAATAATATTGCTATTGATAGAGTAAATGCTATGGGTATTCCTGTTAGCCCTCTTACTCCTAGAATGGCCTCATTAAATATTCCTCAACAAGCACCTATGTCTGTAAGACCTAGTTCTGTTCCTGCTCCAGAAAAACTTTCTAGAAGGGAAAGAAAACAGGAAAATGAAAAGCAGTTTAAAATGCTTAATAGACAGGATGCTGAATATATGACACCAAGAACACCTACACTTGGAGGAAATATTCCTGATAGAAAACCTCTTAATTAAAATGGTTGAACAACAACCAGTTACTGCTAAAGCTCCTAAGATGTTTGATTATCATTCTGCAGAAGCTAAAGGTGGATATGGTAGAGCTCTTAAAGGAGGTAAAAGAGATGCTAAAGGTAATCTAATTGATATGGAGACTGGACTTATTTATAAAGATACAAAA